GTTACTTACGTAGAAACTAAACCTGAATACTACCAACAAGAAAATGTCACACTTCAGCACAATCAAAACGAAAATCAAGAACAAACCTGAACTAATAGAAGCACTTCAACTTTTACAGTATGATGTTCAAGAGGATCAAGAATTAGTTAATCCTATTAATCATCAACATGAAAAGGTAAAAGTGGATGTATCTATAGGGAATGATATTGGATTTCGTTTGAATAATAATGGTGAGTATGAATTAGTAGCAGATATACAAACTTGGAAAGATCCCGTTCCTCCAAAAAGATTTGTTGAAAAAGTTACTCAACAATATGCTCGTATGACAGTTCATAATCAAATTAAGGAAATGGGATTTAAAGTAGAAGAGGAGTGGGAGATGGATGATAATTCCATAGAATTAGTGGTTACACGTTGGGTATAAATATATTATACTAGGACTAGAATCATGTTTGAGTATTTTTATAACGAGATTCTGAGAAGAACTATCATATCATTTGGTACTCTTTTTAATGGAATCACCGTCAAACAAGAAGGATCTAATATAAGAGTTCCTTTGGCATATGGTCCTACCCAGAAATTTTTAGCACGTTTAAACCAAACACCAGATTTAAATAAAGCAACGGCAATCACTTTGCCGAGAATGTCTTTTGAATTTACTGGTCTTACATATGATCCTAGTAGAAAAGTAACTACTACTCAACAGTTTACTGTAAAAAATCCTGATGATGGAACTGAGACGAAGAAGTCATATATGCCAGTGCCTTATAATATGCAATTTGAACTTGCTATTATGTGCAAATTAAATGATGATGCCTTACAGATTGTAGAACAGATACTTCCTTATTTTCAACCTGCTTATAATGTTACAGTTACCTTAGTAGAAAATATTAAAGAGAAAAGAGATATTCCAATTGTATTAGAAAATATTACAATGCAGGATGATTATGAAGGAGACTTTGAGACTAGAAGAGTTCTTCTTTATACTTTAAGATTTACTGCGAAGACCTACATGTTTGGTCCTTCTGCTAGTGCTACTGCAGATCTTGTTAAGAGTGTTAGAGTTAGTTACCTTGCTGGTACAGATACCACTAATACCCAAAGAGATCTTACATACAGAGTTACTCCTAGAGCAACCAAGAGTTATGGTGGTCCTATAGCCACTACCTTAGAGGAAGATGTTGATCTTACTGAAGTAGAAATTAAAGTTGTTTCTACCTCTAATATCTTCTTAGATCCTTCTGATCCTGCAAACGCAACTTATTGTTATATTGATGAAGAAGAAATGAAGATAACTACAGTAAATGCAAATTCTATTATTGTTGAGAGAGCACAAGATAATACTCTTGCTGCTTCTCATGTTAAGGGATCTGCTTTAAGAGTAATTAATCCAATAACATCAGCAACAGATACTACTGTTACTTATGATGACAATGCTCTTATTGAGGATGGTGATAACTTTGGATTTGATGGTACTATCTCATGACTGATAGATTAGATAAAACTTTTAATATTACACCAGAGGTAGTAGAGGAAGAGAAAATTCCAGTTGCTAAAAAAGAAAAACCTGATCGTCTTACTAAAGATGATATTACTAGAGATTATGAATATACAAGAGGTAATCTTTATAGTATAATAGAAAAAGGACAAGAAGCAATTGATGGCATTCTTGAGATTGCTCAAGAGAGTGAAATGCCTAGAGCATATGAAGTTGCTGGTCAGTTAATTAAGAGTGTTTCTGATGCTACTGATAAATTAATAGACCTTCAGAAAAAATTGAAGGATGTTAATGAAGAGACTGTAGCAAAAGGACCATCAACCGTTAATAATGCACTTTTTGTTGGATCCACAGCAGATCTGGCAAAATTGATTAAAAGCGAAAGTCTTAAAAAAGACTAAAATAAATATAGTTATAGATGGGGTTAAAATAGAGTGCCACTTAAGAAGCCTTCAGAATTTTACGATAAGAATCCAAATTCTTCTTTTGATAACGTAAAGGAAGAACTAAAGAATGCTAAACCTGAAAAGGTAGAGAAAATTTCTGAAGCCTTTGATTCTTTTAAAAATAACTTAAATAATATACAAGCATTAAATGATTTTGTAGAATCAGTTGATACCTTTAAGGCAAATGCTGATAGAGTTCAGGCTCTATCAGGAAGTGTTGAGAAAATAAGAGAAAGTATTAAGGATCTTACTAGTAAGAAAGATCTTGATGAAGCCATGATGGCTCATTTGCTTTTTGTAGAAGAAGCTATAAGAGATGTACAAGATAGAGTTAAAACGTTAAATTCTAATTCCATATTAGAAATAAAAGAAGAGTTTAATACCCTATCAGAAGCGGTAAATAATTTTATAGGAGATGAAGTACCTAACTATAGAAATTTAATTGTTGAATCTGAAACTAGAGTTGATAATCGATTTAGTGATTTTAAAGAAACTGTAAGAGAATCTTTTGAAACTTTAGGAAAGGGTGTTCAGGAAGAAGTTGCGACTATTAGTGATAATATTGAAGCATTAAATGAAGAAAGTCTTTCCTCTCTTAAAGAAGATGTTCAAAGTATTGGAACTAGAGTTAAAAAAATATTAGAAGAAGATCTACCAGAATATCAAAAGTTTTTTGCTGAGACTGAATTAAAAACTGAAGACAGAATTGGTGAAAGTGAAAAAAGAGTTGAGGAAGCAGTTAAGAATATAAGTGAAAATTATAATGAAAATATAAGTGACGTAGAGCAACGTTTTGAAAAACGGGCTGATAATTATAAGAAGGATTTAGTAGAATCTAAATTAAAAGCAGAGAAAGAAATAAAAAATGTAACTGGACTTTTAGCAAAAGATATTGTTGCTTTAGATAGTAGAATAGATTCTATCTGCGAAGGAGTCACTATTCTTCAGGGTGATATTGATAATAAAGATGGAATTATAAAGGATGTTCTATCTGAACAACTTGGAAAAATTGAAACGGTAGTTAAAGAATCTAAAGCTCTTGCTAACAATTATAGAAAAGATTTTAGAAATCGTGAGATTGCTAGTGATAAAAAATTAGAAGAATACTTTACTAAACTCGAATCTTTTGCTGAAAGAGTTACTGGTGTAGAAAATCATCTAACAGAAAATATTTGCGATATACAAGAAAATTTAGATACTAGTACTTCTTCCTTCTTTGATGAATTGAAGAGTGAAGTTGATTTATTTGAAGTAGATTTTTCTAAAAAAGTTAAGGATCTTAAAATAGATTTTAATGTTAATGAAAAGCATATTGAGAAGTTAACAAAGGAATGGGAACATGTAGTAGAAACTATAAATGTAGATGATCTTGTAAGAAGAGTTACTGAGATAAATGAACAGAAGCTGTCTGGTGTAAAGAGTGATTTAGAAAAACAAGTTAAGACTTTAGAAGAAAACGTCGGTGCATTTAAAGAAGAAAATAAACTTCTTCAAGAAGGTCTTTTAAATATTCCTCCTGATGTAAAAAATTCCGATCCTCTTACTCCTTTAGATCAAGAATATGTAACTTTAGAGGATTTACAATCTCATTATAGATTATTCATAAATCGTGTTCAACAACAGTTATCAACCATTGGAGGTGGTGGTGCTGTTCGTCTAGATCAACTTGATGATGTTGGTGTTGGAACTGGTATACAAACTAATGGATGGGTTCTCTCATGGGATAAAACTCTTCAATTATTTACTCCTTCAGCAGGTGGTTCTGCAGGTGCTGGAGGAACATGGGGATCCGATGCTGTTGGTGTTTATACTGGTAGAAATGTTGGTGTTGGTACAACGGCTAGATCAGCATATACATTATATGTTGGTACTGGCAATACTACGGATGACGTAGCATATTTTGATGGTAATATTACTGTTGCGGGAACTGCTCATTACGAAGATGTAATTAACCAAGATGCATTTGGATTCAGTACTTTTAGAAGTGGATTAAATGTAAAAACAGGAACCGCACAAACAGCATTATTAGTAGAAGGTGATACACGAATCACTGGTATTCTAACCATTGGTACATCTTCTGTTGAAATTGATGGTACTAATAATACAATTAGTGTTGGTTTGGTTACCGTTACCAATTCAACGATTTATATTGGTGCTGGTGTAAGTCTTAATACTTCTGCCTCTGGTATTAACTCTGCACCTAATGTTTTATATGTTGCAAAAGATGGTAATGATACTAATAATGGAACATCTATTGATAATGCATTTTTAACTATTAAAGGAGCAGTAGGAGCTGCACAATCTGGAACTACAATTAAGGTTCTTTCAGGTAAATACACAGAAGATAATCCTATTGAAGTTCCTGCTTTTGTTTCGGTTGTAGGTGATGATCAAAGAACGACCCAAGTATATGCTGATAATACTACTCACAATATATTTGGTGTAAGAAAGGGAAGTAAACTTGCAAACATGACCTTTAGAGATCATGTTCATCCTGCAGCAGCAGTTGGATTCCCTACTGCTGAAATTGCTGAAAATGTAGGTGGTGGTAAGTGGAAAGGTCCATATATCCAAAACTGTACAAGTGATACTACAACAGGAATAGGAATTTATATTGATGGTGCTCAAGCAAGATTATTGAGAGCAATGAATGTTGATGCATTTACTCAATATAATCAAGGTGGAGTTGGAGTTGCTGTTACAAATAGTGGATTTGCTCAGTTAGTTTCTGTATTCACTATATGTAATAACGAAGCAATTAAAGTAGATAAGGGCGGTCAAGCAGATATAGCAAATAGTAATTGTAGTTTTGGTACTTATGGATTAGTTGCAAGAGGTGTTAGTGAACTGCAATATAGTGGTGTTGTTACTTCTACAGCAGCAGTATCTCAAAAAGAAGCAGTATTAAATATCAGTACTCCATCTAAAACTATTAGTGGTGTAGCATATACTTATACAACGGGTATAGCAACCATTACTGCCACAGGTCATGGATTTAGTGTTGGAATGGGAGTTACTCTTTCTGATATTGGATTTACATGCCAATATGGTGCTAAGACATATCCTTATAGAAGACCATTTGTGTTTACAGTTGATCAAGTTGTAGATGCTAATAATTTTGTAGTTAATCTTGGTATCTCTACTGTTCCTCATGTTTATGCTGGTTCTGGTTCTACTGCAGGAACTGCGAAGATTGAAGTAGATAGACCTTATGATGGACAGATATGTTACTTTGATGAACTCTATAAGAATGTTAAATCTATCACAGTAACAAATGGAGGTAGTGGTTATACTTCTACTCCAACTATAACTGTAGAAGATCCTGATGGTCCTGAGGGAGAAACTTGTACTGCATATGCAACTCTTGATGGAGAAGTGATTGAAAGTATTACTCTTATCAATAGTGGAAGTCAGTATGATGCCACTCCTGATGTTACTATAAGTGGGGGTGGGGGATCTGGTGGTGCTGCAACAGCAGTTATGGAGGATACATACTATACGATAAATAGTTCAACTCCAGTAGTATCTGGAATTACTACATTAACTCTCTCTTCTAATTTACGCAATGCTGTTGGTGTCGGTTCTACGGTCTTCTTCTA